CTAATACTTTTTTGTTCTAGTACCTCACAAAAGGTGAAACCCCGACCTTCACAGGCAGGGGTTTCGATTGCATTAAATTTTTTGCCTATTATTAATACAAAACTATTTAGTCAAAAAAAATCCCAGACTTGCAAGAACTGGGATTTGAACTGTAATTAATACAGAGATTTTAGTCTGAGAACACTACATCTTTGCAGTGTTAACATGAAAACGAAAAATTCACAAAAAGAGAATCACCGAAGAATCAGCGACCTTGTCAACCAAGATCTCCTATTCTTTCTATGAGGACACTTCTTGCATCTTCTTCAACTTTATTTAACAACGAGGAATAGTAATTTAACTCATGCAAGCGTTCATTAAGGCTGGGATCATATGAGGACTTTTTCCGTTTCTTTTCTTCAAGCATGGGACGAGTGCGTCTTAATTGACTGGGTTTGAACACTGTCCAATGTGCAATCCAATTTTGTTTCATAGCCCAATGATTCCATGTTGCTTTTTGATCCTTTTCAACATAGTAAACACTGAACCAGCCACGCTTACTTTCATCATAGTACCAAACTTGATTTCTAATGAAAGGACATTCGATGGGTCTATCAGCAAAAAATGCTGAATTAAAAGCGTCAGGTTCGGGCACACTCCAATCTGTGAGACCGCGACCTTCTTTACCATAAACGGGTTTAACCCATTGGATATGTCTTGCTATTTGAGTTCGTGGATCAGGAAGATAGAGTCGTTGACCCTCTCCCTGATAATGCCATATAGGAGTTGAATTGATTGCCATAATTCTATTTACGGCTTGTTATCAATGACGGCTTAACCAAACTCCTAGTGCGCCAATAACTGCAACAATGACAGTGCCAGCAGTTGCTATCAATTGGATTGATCTTTTGTTGCTGTCTTTTTCAATTTTAAGTGCAATGTCAGCAAACCCTTGGTGGATTGACTCTTTAAGAGCATCAATACTATTCTCAACTTGGACCATTCTTTTTTCGAGTGCATCGATTTTCTCCTGTATTCCCTGATAACGGATAGTACAAATCTCTACATGGGTTGCTAGATCTTTTTCTTCCTGACTCATATTACATTCCTATTGGTACTAGTGTTATAAACACTGAAGCAGTGGCTGGACCAAATGCTGTGGCAGCATAGTATGGTAATGTTAGTGCTGTGTCGCTGACCGCATACATTAGTTCCCAATAATCTGTTGAGTTAGCACTACTAATCATATTATCCCAACCAGCAATAGTTGCGCCGCTTTTGAACACAGTAATTTGTCCCATACTATTTGGAACATCAGTGCCATTCTTTCTCCACCAGAAATAACCAATATGATCATTACCATTATCAGCATTATCAATTTGAACGCTGAATTGTAGTTTATACATACCTGCGGCACCTGGAATAATTCTACTTGTGCTACCAACTGTGGCAATGTTGCTAAAGTCAGTAACGCCGCCTGCAATTGGATAAGCATAAGCAGTATTAGCAGCCGCTGGAGTAATAGTTGCGTCATACTGCCACTGTCCATATACTCGGTTGTATCCAACATTATTGCCAGTTATCTGAGTGCCAGTACTATCTGTTAATGTAAAACCCACGCCCTGTGATTTAATTTGACCACTAACTTGTAATATATTTGAAACCAATGTTCTTTCATCGCTGATACCAAGATAAGTTTTGTTAGTGCCTTGAACAAAGTTACCAGCGGCTGTGCCAGTGCCAGTGCCAGCAAAAATTGTTGTTGGCCAACTGTTAACAGTGAAAATATTTGCCGCTGGGTTAGCACTTTGAGCACGGAATGTAATACCATCAGCACTTATGGTGTTTGAAGCACGACTTGTTATAGTAAGTGGGGTATTCTGTGGTTGGACATTCATAAAGAAAACACTGCCCAATGTTGTAGCAGTGGAAAACATTGATGTTGATGCCACAGTGCCGGGACTTGCATTTAATGTGTAGGTTCCAGTACCACCACTGCCGGTGCCAAAAGCAATGATTTGATAAGCGTTGGTGGTTGTTGGGAATTCAGCCATGCTGCTTAATTTAATTTCCTGTCCCAATGCAATAGTACCACTTGAAACAGCAGTGACATTCAATGTAGTTCCGCTGATATCAGCAGTAAACTGTGCCGCGGCAGCACCAGTGCCCCACGGACCTTTGTGTATTTGGCTACTTGACATACCAAATGCAGGTGCAACAGGATATTGCTGTGCTGTCCAATATGGAGTGTTGCCAGATGCTAGATCAGTACCAGCATTACTAAAACCTTGGAAAGCAGCCAATGGGTTACCATTACCTAAACTACGAGGATCAGCATAAGTGCCTCGGCTTGATTCACCCATAAATGTACCTTGAGGAACCATGGTCATTGAACCATTGTATTCATTACCACCATAGTTTCTAATTAAAATACCCTGACGACGACCACTAGTACTACCTGTGGGCAAACCGCTGTTTGTGCTTAATATACCACTGATAGGAACACCACTACCACCGATACCAATAGTTAAAATATCTTCGCTGGTTGCACCTGAAATGGCTGCATAACCCGTAGTTCTGTTTGGACCAGTTCTAATTGTCTTACTGGCTGAACTTAGCAATCTACTTGCGTATGTGATATCACCTGTGCTTGTAGACAATGTAGCGGCAGTTGTGCTATCACTGGCTTTAATATCATTGCCACCTACAATAAGATCGCCAGCAATGGTTACATCACCATTGTTGGTGTTGCTTAATGTAATTGTGTTAAAACCAGCACTGCCGTTCCAACTACGAATCACATTACCAAAAACAGTTAAATTGTTTCCTGTGCTAACATTACCACTAGCGTCAAAATATAATGATGCGCCACCACTGCTGTTTAAAATTCTGTTACCATTTACTTGAACATATCTATTTGCTGTAACATCGCCAGTTGTGTTGGCTAATGTTAGTGCAGTTGTACCATCAGCGGCTTTTAATGTACCTGTTGTAACACTGTTAAATGTTACATTGGCTGAAGTAGCAACGCTTTGGCCAATTGCTACAGTAATTGTATTAGCATCTGTGGCAGTGGCAGATACACCAGTGCCATTGGCAATTTTAATTGTATCAGTTGTGCTATCACTGCCCTGTAAGTTAAAGTTTGCACCGCCTGTTGTGCTGGAAGCATCAATTGTATAGGTTGTATTTGTATCTGGATTTGCTACCCAACTTAGTGTACCACTTGTATTACTGCTTAACACATAACCACTAACGCCTGGATATGCTGTGGGCAATGTGTAAGCCTGTGAACCTGCTACAGCAGGACTGGTTAATGAAACATAACCACTGGTGCTGCCATTTAATTGCAAAGTTGATTTGGCAGTTAATGTGCCTGCACTGGTTACATCGCCAGTTGTGTTAGCCAATGTTAAACTTGTTGTTCCGTCTGCGGCTTTGATTGTGCCAGTTGAAACGCTGTTAAATGCTACATCGGCTGTTGGCTCTAAAGCAATTTTGATATCATTGGCAGCGGCGCTGGTAATAGCAATACCGTTACCATTACCAAATTTAATAATGTCATTGCTTAGATCACTGCCCACCAAGTTAAAGTTAACACCACCTGTTGTGCTACTTGCATCAATAGTGTATGTTGTATTGTTGTCTGTGCTGGAAATTGCAATAGTGTTGGCATCAACACGAGTTACGCTGGTTGCACCACTGCCTTCAAATTTGATTGTGTCTGTAGTTGAATCACTGCCTGTTAGGTTAAAGTTTGCGCCGCCAGTTACGCTGGTTGCATCGATAGTGTATGTTGTATTTGTATCTGTAGCCGCAATAGTAATTGTATTGGCATCTGTAGCAGTTACAGTTACATTAGTACCATTGGCAAATTTAATTGTATCTGTGGTTGAATCACTGCCCTGTAAATTAAAATTGGCGCCGCCAGTTGTGCTTGAAGCGTCAATAGTATATGTTGTGCCTGTGGCTGAGTTATCAACCCATGACATAGTACCATCTGTTTGGCTGGCTAATACATAACCATTACTAGCAGGTAAACCTGTAGGCAATGTGTAGGCCTGCGAACCTGCTATTGCTGGTGCTGTTAAATTAACTTGTCCACTGGTTGTGCCTGTTAAAATAACACTGCCATTTACTGTGGCGCTACCTGTTGTTGTGCTATCGCCTTCAACAGTCAGTCCTTTGCGGACTCTAAAATTACTTTCACTCATAGTTCATTTTCCCTATGTTAAACATTGAATAATGTATAATCTGTTACTAGCACAGTGCTTGCGCTACTAGTTGGAGTTACCAAAATTCTCATGTTGCTACCACTGATGTCTACATCGAAGTTAGCAAGATTTGCGCCTGTTCTTATATCGGCATAAGTTGTTATATAAGCATTTGTGCCATTGTGTGTGACCAATGTTTCAAGTGCTTGAAATTCTGTACCACGGCTGATCTGCCATATGTATTTTACTGTTCTGTATGTGGCAATTGGAATATTACCAAATACTTGTTGACTTGTAGTTGTATAAGTTTGTGTACTAGTATTTTTAATTACTCTGCTATCAAGATTAATTGCGCTGGCAGTTACAGTGCCTGTAGTTGTAACGGCACCAGCAGTTACAGTACCTGAAGTTGTAGTAATGTTTCCAGTTACAGATAAATCTTGACCAACGCTGACATCCTGTGGAAATGTACTTTGATTTAGTGCAAAATTAGCAACTTCATTTATATTAGTAAAATTGTCACCGCTGGTAACTAAACTAATATTGTGATAACCACTGGTCAAATAATTGCTGGTCAGTCCAGCATAACTCCAAGTTGTGCCAGTGCTGTCTTGTACATTGAATATTAATCCTGGACCGCCTTTGTCTAATGGTGCGCCAGTTACATCTGTAAACTTTTTAGTAAAGCGTGAACTAGTTCTAAATGTGCTGGTAGTGTCAGCACTAAATGCTCCGCTTCTTACATGATTAATTGTTTGATTAGCGGCACTGCCAGTAATAGTGTAATTGTTGACCCAGTTTGTGCCATCATAGGTCAACAACTGTCCGCCTGTTGGTGTAGTAATAACAACATCTGACAAATCATCAATGCTGGATACCATATCATAGAATGTAGTTCCATCATTGGTAAATTGCCATTTGTTAGTTGTATAATTCCAGCGTAGTGCAACATCTGCGCTGGCTCCACGACGAACTACAAATCCAGCATTACCTGCTAAAGCAGTGTCATCATAGTTTACTACTACAAAGTTGCCGTTTGTGCCAAGCACACCAGAACTAATGATAGAATTATTAGCAAAAAGATTAGCGGCTGTTAAATCTGCGGTGCTGGCATCAATTGCATTGCTTGAACTAGCAAGTTTTAATGAACCGGCGTTTGTACTAATTGTGTTAGCATCAGCGACTGCAATATTAATATTACCAAATGTTGCGCTACCGCTACTGCCACTGGTAACAAAATCATAGAATGTAGTTCCATCATTGGTAAATTGCCATTTACTTGCTGCGCCATTCCAAAAAATAGCAACATCATTATAAGTTGGCAAACCACGACGAGCAACTAAACTAAAATCAGCGGCTGGATTAGTATTTGCCGCATTACCAATAATTGAATTACCATCTACAAATAAATTATTTTGAATGGACGCATCACCTAAAATTCGTGCGTCAGCACTTATGCTCCAATAACTGGTTGATAAATTTCCTGTTTCAACCCAAATTAGACTGGCTGTTTCAAGTGAACCATCACGCTTGACAACTAGTCCATATTCATCGCCCAAGGGCAAAGGACCAGTTGTGTTAGCCATTAATGTAACGGCTTTACCGCCAATGTTTAATTGATTGTTAATGGTTGTATAACCAGTATCACCTGCTAAGTTTAAAGTAGTTGCCGCTGTAAAAGCATTTACTGTGGTTGCGTTGTGCGGAAATACACTGGCTGTTGTAGCAGTGGTATAAATGTTGCCACCACGAACTGTTAAGTTACCTTGAATGGTAACATCGCCACTGGGGTTTGGTCCGGGAGTTAAACTATCGCTATACAAACTTGTATAGTTTTTGGCAGATACATCACCTGGTGATGCAACTGGAGTATATAATGAAGTTGTCATTACAAAAATCCTTACTTAATGTTGTATTGGCGATATTGTCTTGGTTGCCATACGCTGGTTAATCTAGTGTGTCCTCCACTCCATTTACCTAGGTTGTTTTGATCCTCAACAGTGTCCCAAGCCTCTTGGAACTTTTGTTGATAAATTGCAGCGTCTGCTTGATTGTGACGCTTGATATAATATTCACGCAGTGTGCCATAAACATAGCCTTCTGGCCAAGTTGCTAGTACAGGATTAGTGTCAACAAATTGATCAATTTTATAAATGTTTGTTACATTGCCTGCAATTGGTATTGCGCCACCTGTTGATGTAAATGTAATTTCAGTTGAACTTACAATACTGGCTACAACATAAGTGCCACCAATACCTAAATTACCTGTGCCAATTGTTGCATCTATAGAATCTCCAACGCTTAGACCATCTGTGGATGTCATATTAGTAATGTGTGCAGTCCAAGGACCAGAACCAGTGATTGTGCCAACTGTGCCTGTTGTGCTGATTAATGTATCTTCGATTGGACTAAACAACAAAGGCCATGCTTTGTAGTAATACATGTTAATCAAATCACCTTCTGCTGTGTATGGAAGGAATTTATAACCACCAGCAACTTCACTGAACTTACCACGAATAACTGCGGGCACATTAACAGGTTGTAGATACAACTGTGCAATCATGCTTTGTGTAATAATATCTCTGTCACCAATACGGTCATAGACAATCCAAGGACCTGTACTGCTTGAACTTGCTCCACCAGGATTACCTTGTTTAAAGAATAAAATTGGTTTATTCATATCGCCGGGAATGGGAACCATACCCATGCTGTCAACAACACCAATGTAATTAGGATCATATGGATCGCTACGCAATGCTGGAAGTTCAACATTACGCATGGACATTTCTGCTAGAAATATACACTTTTTAATTTCATCTGTGTTGGTCGAACCTGTAAAGTCTTTGATAAAAGTTACTAGGTCATCGCCTGTTGGAATTACAAACATTATTAATGTCCTCTAAAATATTTTTTCTCGCCTTTTTTAGTTGGGTATGGAACCTGAACTGGGATAGGCAACTTTCCGCCTGGATAGCACACATACTCTGGATACTCAGTTTCAACAACTTTGTAAAACTGTGCTTTGAGTGTTCTGTCATTTTTCAATGCATTCCATGGAATACCATCAAAATATTGATCACTGATACGAATGGCAATAACATGAGGTAAATCCATCCATTTCCAAGTTAACTTGCCATCTTCACCTATTGGTGCTAATGGATCTGGAATTCCTGCTTCAGCAGCATGTCTGTAATTTTTAACAGCCTGTTTAATTGCTTCTGTGTTTTGTTGTTCGCGCTTGATGTAAAACTTACCATCTTCGCGACCAGTTGTAACAATAATGTTACCGCTTCTATTGGCTTCTGTTCGAGTCCAATCACCTTTCATACTGCGATATAAGTCATTGTTTTGCAACAACTTATCAGCAACACCATTGTGTGTGGTTACCATACCACCATGGTCTTGTCTATAATAATCTAGGTTTTTTTCTGGATCTTTGCCATCCAAATATTCTGGTTTATTAATGTCATTCATAGTAATATTTAGCCATAGTTATTCAGGGTAATTACGGCCAGTAAAAAAGGACTCCGAAGAGTCCTTTTTGTTGTTACTTTATAATTCGTTAGAATTAAGGTGTAACATCGCCAGCGCCGAAGTTTACACGGCTTACTAGTGCAGCAGGGCGTGCACCAGGTAGGGAGGCTTGAGCAGTTGTACCTGCTTGGATGTTGTTTAGAACACCAACACCGGCTGGGTTACGAACAATCAATGTGCCTTCGAGAATGAACTGGTCTAAACTAGCATCAGCGTTTGAGAACACTTCGTTGTTAGGACCTAGGTCACGCAAGGAACCCCACTGAACAACATCTTCATTCAAGAAGTAAATGCTGTTGGCAGCAACTTGATCCATAATCCAAGAATCGAAAATTTCGTAGGAATAGTTAAAGTCGCCTTCGTAGGTTTGAATTGTGTCACCGCGCTCAGAGTTCACACGGTTGATACCTCTGCTTTGAGCAATGTTATCGCTGATACTAGTGCGTAGACTTGTAGGAGCAACAACAGTGCGGATCTTAGCGTTATAACGCTGTTCAGCAACAGTTACTAACTGCTTGTATAGAGCAGGGCTGAAATACTCGTTAGTAAATGTACCGTTGTAGTAGTAATTACCGTTAGCATAAATGCGTAGGGCGTTACTGATTTGTGTTGAACTGTCTGTGTCTTCGTTGTTGTAGAATGTGTCTAAACCACTAGTTGTTCCACTTGTAGTATTGAAAGACATTGTACCAGCGAAAGAGTTCAAAGAACCCATACGACGACCAGTTTGTCCTGCTGGTAGGCCAGAGGCTGTACCGCTTTGACCAGCGTACTTAGTACCGATTTGGTCTTGACGAACTAATTGTAATTCAACATCGAACATCAATTCGATTAACTGCTTAACTTCTTGGTAAGCCTGTGGGTCACCACCAGCCTGCATAACAGCACGAGCAGTACCGCTAGAAGCGATAACTGTGCTGAAAATCTGTGTGTAGTTACCTAAGTTGTAACGACTGTTAGATTCTGCATTGCTTGTAGAAACAGCAGCGCCTTCAACTTGCGCTTGAACTGCGGGTGTACGATAGATATCGTCTGTCCATAGTGGTAAAGTGCTGTTAACTTTACGCTTTTTGCTCATACACATGTTTAGAACAGGAGTATCGTCCTTAACACGGTTAGACACATCTAGGTCTAAGTCCTTGACAACGATGTCTGCGCCATATGCTGTAGTACCGTTACCAATTTGACTGGTTGTAATTTCTGCCATTTTTGGCTCCTTAAATTATCTTGAACCCCTGCCTGCACGAATCCTCTGGAGTTGTGCTACTAGCAGGTTGTCGGCGGCTTTTTTGTCGCCCTTATTGGCTTGTTCACGAAGTTTTTCAATGTTGTCATTTGCGCCTTTTTGACTATTACTAGAGCCCTTACGATTTGTCAATACTGCCATACTTGCACCTGCACTCTTACTTGATGGCTTATCGCGATATTTCAATCCATCTCGGACTAAACTTAACAAGTTTTCGTCACTGGATATCAAATCAATATTCGCAACTCCAGGAATGATTTCACCATACGCTTCAGGCCAAACTTTTGACATCTTGTCACGGATTTCTTTGAAAACATAATCGTTTTTCAATTCCTTGTCCGTAAAACTCTTGCGAGCCATGTCAAGTCGTTGTACTACCTGTTGGCTTCGTATTTGGCGGAACTGTTCTACATTGGGCTGCAATTGACTGATAACGGCCTGTTGCTGTCTAATGTATTGCTCGTTCTGTTGCATACTTGCCTGAATCCTTGCTCTGTGAGCAGGATCCTGCGTTGCTGCCAATTGTTGTTGGAAAGTTGTTTGGAAATTTTGTGTTTTCAAAATTTCGTCATAGGCTTTCTGCAACTTTGGCTGTACAGTAAACTCCATTGCTAGATTCAAACCATCTTGTCTTGCGCGGGCTTCTCTTAGATATTCATCAAATTCGGCTCGTTCAATTTTCAATTGGCGTGCTTCTTCGTGTATTGCGCTTCCTTGACCTAAAATTGCTGCGGCTTTCTTAGCATCGATTACAACTTCCTTGCCGTTACGCATAAACTTGAACTTGGCGTTCGGATTAGTTTCTGCAAACTCAATAAAGTCAATAAGTTCGTCTGCTGTAGAATCATTACTATTAGTGCTTACAGGTTCTTCCTGGGCGGCTACTTCTTGATCGTCGCTTACAAATTCAGTGTCGCTGGAATCAGCAACTTCGGCTTCAGCATTATCGCTGGGTGCCACAGGGCTGGATGAGTCTGCCGATTCATCTGCTCCTGCCGCAGTCTGTTCGGTAGGTCTAATCTGATTACGCAATGTCTGTTCGCGCATTGCGGCCATTTTAGATGCTATCGAGTCCAAACTTGGAACTGCATTTTGAACAGTGGCCGCGCTGTCTGCGTTAGGCGTATTCGTTGTCATTTCTGTCATATTTTACCTTTGTATTAATTCCCGGGTGCTTCTGCATTACCAGGCATGTCCGCTTGCATTAAGCGGTTTTTATAGTAAACAGCCCTTTTGAGACTGTTTACAAAATTGTCAATACCCGCAAGTTCATTGCTTATAGCAATTCTGCGAGTGTTGTCCTCTGGACCATGACTGCGAATGGACGCTAACTCATCGGCCAGTGAAAATTTGAAGTGATGAACAAACATCGCGAGATCTCTGTTCTTCAATAATGCTTCAGCAAGACTGCCATAATGTCTAACTTGATCCTTTTGGGATGTTGTTAACTTACTAGGTTGACTAATGTCAATGGTCAGCCTGCTGTTGTAAAAATCAATTGTATTATTATCTATCATTGCATTTCAACCTTGTTTCATCTTATCGGCTTTTTCTCCAATAAGAGTCCAGATAGCCATCACTTGTTCAGTAGTGACTTCTGGTCCAAAGATAATTTTGTCCGTAATTAAATTAATTAATTCTTCTGCTCTTGGACGCATTAAATCTATATCTTCTTTTAACATTCTTTATCCTATTCTATTCTATATGTGTTTATTTAGTGGCCATAATCTTGTGACTTGCCCATTGCAATACTCATATAGTTTAATTGAGTATCTGGATCTGCTCCTTCAATTTGAGCAGCAATTTGCTGTGCCTTAATTTTGTTAAGTTCAGCAACGGACATGTCCTTTTGATCTTCTGGACTTGGTGTCTTGCCTTTTTGTGCTTCTTGTGCTTGTTTGATCATTGCACTAACTTCTTCATCACTTGGCAAGTAAACATTACAGTCTTTGACGCCCAATACATATAATGTATCTGCAAATGGCTTCTTAACTTTCTTGTAAACTTCTGGTGTCAATGTGCCAGCGGCAACCATTGTTTGTGTAACTTGATATAAATCGTTTTGGCACTTTTGGATGATTTGTAAACGACCCAATGCGTTTTCATCACTCATCATACCTAGAGCAAGTTCTAAGTGAATCTGTTTACGCTCGCAGAAGTTCATGTCATCCCAGGCTAGAAAGTCTAAGAATTCTGCTTTCTTGTCTGGGTGTACTGCTTGTGCCAATTTCTTAACACCATAATCATCACCATACTGGATCAATGTGCGCCATACCAAATACAATGCTTCTTTTAGACCTTCAGCGGCATTGCGTACTGTGTTGTCTTGAATAATTTGGTTAGGGCTTAGAGCCATTTGCAGTTTGATGCCGCTGTTGCCTGGAGCCATAACTTCTGGATTGAAAACATCTTGTGGAGTTGTCATACCAACCATGGCCATAGTATCTTGTTGGATACGATTCATGGCAACTTCCAAGAACTGCAAATTACCACTTGGAGGAGGCATTTGGTAAATGTCTTTTGCAGGATCAAACTTGCTGTCAAGAATGAAAATAGCGGCTTCACCATCTTGCATCATTTCAAAGTCAACTCTATCAGGCTTAACACCAATACGGGGAGTGGCAGTTAACAGGCCAAGTTGTATTTCTGCTCTAGCGGCACTAGTGTTGTATTCCTGCATTGGGATAACACTCTCTGCAATACTCATACCATAGAAGTTGCCAGGTAATGGTTTTGGACACATATTAGCAACAGGAATGAATTCTACTTCTCTGGCGCTGATGATATAACTGCCACTGTAAATCAATTCGATTAGTTCTAGTTCGCCATCACCGTCGATGTCATATTTGTTCCATACTGTGACAACGCTGACCATGCGGCTGTCTGGATCAGCACTGGCTGCACTGCTAACAGGAATACCCATAACAGGTACACTGTCACGAGCGTGAATAGCCAAGTTGTTTAACACTGAACCTGCTTGATAAGCACCGTTCATGTTGTATTCAGCAAATTGTTCAAATACTTTTAAATCAATACCAGGATACAATTCAGTAACTTCCTGAATTGTCATCGGATCATAATAACCACAGAATGGCTGATCCTTCATCTCAGGCACTGTAGGATCACAGATCCAATAATGTTGTGCAATAGGATGAAACTTAATGTTAATGTTGTAGCCAGTTAGTTTATACTTGGCTGAATAGATTGTGTTGCGCTTGATAGATTCATTTAAAATATCTTGTTGTTCTGATATGTTTTCACTCATCAAAACATCTTCGCTGTCCATGCTTTCTTCGCCAGGAGCAGCCTTTAATGTTTCCATGAACTGTCCAATAACGCCTTGGGCGAATTCTTTTTTCTGTTCGCCCATGAGCACAGTGACTTCTTCCATGACCTTTTCCATGTCAACGCTGATGCGTCTGCGGCTTTGGCGCAATGCTGTTAGTCCTGCTTCTGCTGCTTGTAATTCAAATGCTTTTAATTGATCTGCCGTGCCCTGTGTTTCAATGTAACGAACGATTTGTTCACGCACAGGTTTGATCATCATCATACCGTTTTTGTGCATGTTAGCGTCCATGACCCAACGCTCTAGAATAAAGTGTGGATCGTTCATTTGGTTAACAACTTTGCTGACCATGTCAGTGGCTTGTCTTGCGCCTACTTCATCATCTTCATTTTCAGCAACGAATTCAAAGTTAATTTCACCGTTGGGCATTAGGCCTTTTGTAATAACTGCTGTGGCATAATCAACAACAGGTTTGACGCTGGGGTGGATGTAGTCAATGCCGTTTACAGGCGCAGTACTGTCTGTAACTGCAAGACATAGATAGTGATAATCACTGGCTCTGTTTACAGCATTTTTTGTTCCAAGATAACGCAAATAAGAAGCCATTTTGACATCCATTTGGTTTTTCATTCTAACGAAAGTAGCGTTAGTCTTGACATTTTGATTAATATCTTGGACTGGGATATTTTTTATATTCAGCATTGGAAACTTTTTCCTTCAATAGTATATTATTTAGTGTCTTTTTTGTCAGGTTGATTTGGCTTATTTTCTTTAGGATTTTTATTGCCGAATATTTTATCCCAGTTGTCTCTAAACTGATCCCTTGGTACTTCAAAAGGGCGTGGTGTACTTCCTTTTCCCATATGCTCTCCTTAATCTGGTAATATAATTCTAGGACGAGTTAGTTCATCCTGTAAATCGCAGGCATGACATTTTGCTTCTAGTGCATCTTCTTCGTCTAACTCATAGACTGTATGCGGTGTGCCTGCTACCAATGCGGCTGCTTCAAATGCTTGTGCGTGTTTTTCACACAATATCATTGTGTTTTGTTCAATGGCGCAAATAAACATTATAGTGCATCCTTTAACTTTTGTAGTTCTTCATCAGTTAAAAACATTTCGAATCTATGCTCATAGATGCTAGAACTTGTTAATTCTATGTGCCAAACTTTTGTGGGCTCTACCCAAGTTTTGCGTATTTGAAGTTTGTAATCTTCATTGTTAATTATATTTTGTTTCATTTCATTTCCTTGCTTATTGACTTGGATCATAGGCTTGCTTCCAAGCAGGTTTATTGCTATAATCTCTTGTTATATATCTATCTCGTTGTGCTCGCATACGATCCGCTGGTGTTTTATTATCCCAAGGTTCTGCAATACCTTGCAAGCAAGCCAACAATGCGTATCTTGCGCTATCAATACAGTCGTCTGGATCGCTGAATCTACCCTGCGTATCAACATAATAGTTTTGTGCTTCGCTGAGAAAATGTGTGCAATTTTCATTGACCATTAGACTACCAACTTCCAGCATTTGACGCATTTGGTTGATACCATAACTTTTGTGGTTAGTTATTCTTCCTTGACTGTCAGGCGGATTCATGATTGCTTTGTCGTAGACATTGAGTTCATACTGTTCAAACAATTCACGAATACTGTTACTGCTCATAGTGTATCTGCCACTAGTGCTAGCGTCAGCAGGTAACACAATAGGAGTACCAAACACTTCAGGGCGAAGTAAATGATTGATATACTGAGTGGGGACAGCCTCCTCAACACCCTGCACAACAATTTGTCTATGTAAGTAAGCAGTTCGTTCATAAGGATCCCAATACATCAAACTAATAACTGTTTTGTCATTGACCAAGCCCAAGTCAAGTGCTATTACTCTATGTATGTGTGCCATTCGAGTAAAGTCAATGTCGCCTGTTTTATACAATGGCCAATTGCCTAATTGGAACACAGCACCTTTACCCATAACTGGCTTACCTGCAATACGGGCTTCACGCTCATGTGGCAAATAATCTCGTTCTAACTGCTTGCGAGTTTCTTTGAGCAAGAATGGTTGACCCCATGGATCATATTCAGGCACATCATCCCAACTTACGCGAATAAATTCATAGCCAGGTTCCTTGTTCCAAAACTTACTAACAAGTCCGTTCAGTCCTTTGAGCGGAGTAAACGAACAGAGAATCTTTCCTTGCGTAGTTGCTGTTCGAGTAACGATTTCACTGAAGAAATCATCTGGAGGTTGTTCGTCAAAGACTGCGAGATTAAGTTTGAAACCTTGGAGTTGACGGACTTCCTGAGTGTAATTAGCGAATAGCAAATAACTATTACTGCCAGATACATGCCTAACCTCGCAACCGATACAGTTGGCTCCATCATTTCGCATAGTATCAAAGACGATACGGTCACGAGGAATAGCACCTGTGCCGAGATTTTCGGTAATTTTAACATCTTGTGTTCCTAACAATTCATTTTGTAGTACTAGGGCAACCTGACTCCAACCTTCACCTGCTACCATGCAAGTAATAGGTGCTGTGAATCTATGTCCCTGCCACCAATCAGGATACAAGCCAGTCAAGTGCATGGCTGTTTCATAACAAGTACTCACTGTTTTACCAATTCGGTTGGCAGCAAGTATGCCACGCCTTTCAGCATGACCAGTTGTAAAGAAATTTAATTGGTGTTCAAATGGCCTAAAGTATTTTAGTGCATTGAATTGCATGTCATCAGCCACTGTGATGGCCAAATCTTGCAATTGATTTTTCAAAGGTCCTGGAATCGTAGTCAATGCATCAATGGTCAAGTTGTTGTTGTCAACAACATAACGCAGAGCACGAGCCATTAAGGTTTCTGTGCCCAGCATGGTTACTCCTCTATTGGATTTTCTTTGCTAATTTGTGCTAGGTAAAATAAGGCTTCACTTAAGTCGCGAACTTCTTGAGCAGTTGCAGTCCAAGTTTCGGGATTACTTAGGTCTTCTGGCTTGTTGGCCAGCATGGCCTGTAATCTTTCAGCAGTGAGCCGCATGATATGTTCAAGTTGTCCGGGAAAGCGTGATTTAAACGCTTCCCGTTGAACCTTATTCACCTTTTGTAAGATAAGAGTATCTTTGACTATGCGCTGTTGTTGCGCTTGGTCAATAATACCATTTCTTATTTCAGGTGTGGTGCTCATGTGTTTAAGTCCCAAACATTCTGTTGAATATTATCGCTTAGACTAATGAATTCACGGTCAATCCATACATCCCAATAGTTGCTGTTGTTTACTTTAAAAGTTTGCATCAATGCTCTTAGTTTACGACCCTGTGGTGTTAGTGTGCCATCATTACGCACAACGGTTTGTTCACCACTGCGTGGATCAACCCATTTAATAATCTCAGGACGCTCACGGCCATACTTGTCTAGTTTTACACCATGTGGGCGTTGGTCAACAGGTCCAAGAATTTCATAACTGATTTCACCGCTGTTATATTTGCGGAAGATAACTGATACTTTCTTATCCTGCATTCTGCTTTCAAAGTCTGTGTGAGGAATTTGATTGCTGACAAATAAGTTTTGAACTTGATTGCGTTCTGGTAAAGTTTTATCACGAGCAGGCGCATCTTTTAGTTCTTCAACTGGAACTAGTTCTGTTTTATCAATGTATGGATTTTCATTACCAATGTATTTTGGATCAATTTCTTGACCATTCAATACATCCATGGCTACTTGATATTTTAATTTGTTGGCACGACCTTTTAGGTTTAGTACAATGCCTGTTTCATCAAATACAAAACGCTCAAGTTCTTTGGCTGTGGGAAAGTCTGTCATTAGACCTTCTAAATCAAAGTCAAGTGCGTTAAGTGCTCGAGGTGCTTGCGGAGCCGTGGCAGCAATTTGCTCTGCTACTGCTCTAATATCTTCTGCTGTGGGTTCTTGTGTGGGCGCTTCGTCCCAGGGATTATCTACCTTGGCGGTAGATGGTGGTGTTAAATTCTTTTTCATTTCATTTCCTTTTCAAATCAAAAAATTAGGAAGGATTTTTGCCCTTCCTAATATTTATAGTTATCTTCTACCTATACGGCCCATGGGTCTTGCTGGCTGCATTGGTTGTTGAACTTTAGTTGGTTTAACAGGGTTTGATCGTATTCCAACTTGAGACCTAATTTGTTCCATAGTCTGCGGAACAGGTGCTGGTTTAGGCGCTGGTTTAACTACAGGCGCTGGTTTAGGCTGCATGAATCCAGGACCTGCTGGCATACCGATTTGACCTGGCATATTGATTGGTGCAGGTGCGGGTTTTGGACTTGGCAATGGAGTAGGTTGTGCTACTGCCTTAGGTGTTGGCAACGGAGTAGGTTGCATGTATCCAGGACCTGCTGGCATACCTATGCTTGGATTACCTAAATCACCTGCGGGCAAGCCAATTTGTGGATTGCCGGGGCCGAGCCATCCTGAACTTAGATTTGGAACACTTTGTCCTGGTTGTAATGTTTTCCAGTCATATCGGTTGCCACCTATTAAAGACGGTGGTGCCGCATTGTAAACACGCTCGCCAGTCTTTACATCAATCATAGCGCCAGAACCATCTGGCTTTACTATGCGTCCGCCTGCTGATATTTCGCCATTTAGACCATATGCTAGACCTGAATCCCAATCTATACCTTGTCGCCAGTATGGACTGTTTAAATTATTGTATGGATCAAACGATTTTGTAAATTCACTATTTAAACCTGTGTCAATGCCTTGTTGTTTTGCCCAATCTGCTAACCCTTGTGGGCCAAATTGACCAGTTTGTGCCATCTTATCATATTCAGTTTTGTAATATGGATTTGTTTTATCATATTGATTATAAAAGTCTTGTTGTTGACTATTAAGGATTCTATCACCTTCTCGCACCATAGCAAGTCTTTTCGTTGGGTCTTGCTCAATGTAGT